AATGTTTTCTGGCTAGTAGTAGGGTTTGTGTAAGTACAACCAACAAAGATGCCAACCGGTGTAGCTGCGCCAGTACCGACATCCTTTTGGATGGTACCGTCGGAAGCCATTTTAACCACGTCACCGTAGTAAATGCTAGTGCTATAACCGCTAACAATACGCATTAGGCGAGTGGAACCGGCGTACACCTGACCACCGATCAAATTGACCGGCTGCAAGCCATAAGGCTTGTCAACTGTAGGATATGCCATTGTTTACTCCAAAGTTAGTAAAATTACTTAGTACCTTTGCCAAAACTTGCCGTAGATTTCCGTTCATTAAACAGAGGCATCCTTGGATCGCTTTGACGCATTAAATTGTTATCAACTGACTGCATCCAGCCTTCGGCCTGTCGCTGATAGTACTCGTTACGCGCTTCAACTTTTTCTTTTGGCATCTTGCAAAGTAGTAAGCCGCCCATCTGCACTTCGCCATTTTCATTAGCGTTTAGCTTTAACTCTGGGTGGTCTACCGCCCTTACAGGCTCCCAACCTTCACGAATTTGCAATGACACATGAGAAGGGATAGCTTGACCAAAGACGTGAGTCGAAATCCAACGGAACTTATAGTGCGGATCAGGAATCGGGTCTGGCAGTACGCTCGGCGGTTTATAGTCGTCACGAGTTGATTGTTCGCGTGTTTCAAGATCACGGGGAGTGCGGTTATTAGCCATTTCGGGCCTCCATTTTCATAAGTTCAACGGCATACTGCTTCGGGGTTAGACCAAGTTTTGCAGCGATAGCTTCTTGCGATCTTGTCAACTTAATCTTTTTCGTTGCAGTAGAACGCGCAGCAGATGCGACAACTGTCGCGGCTGGTCTTCGTGAAGTGGATGCGCCTTGCGGCTTGACAGGCTCCCCAAAAATCTCAGGGAACTTTTCTTTTAGGCGAGAGTCAATTCTCTCGAAGTATTCGTCTGTTCGGGCGTAGTCAGCGCCGTTTTCCGCTGTTAGACGCTGGTGTGTAGCCAGTGCCATTGCGGTGACTTCCTCGTATCCGGGTGCCCCAAACCACTGGTTTTTGGCCTGCCAGCGCAGGGTTTTATCGTCGGGACGCACCTCAGGTTGAGGCGATGGTTGACTATATACCTGTTCTTGCGCAATTTGTAAAGTAGTTGGCTTAAAATTATTTGCCTTGTCCAACCTGATCTTAGCGTCTTGCAGTTCTTCCTGTGCCGCCAGCATGGCATCAGTATCGTACGATTCAGCGGCTTCTTTATACCTTTTCCGAGCCATCTCAAGATCGGCCTCTGCTTTTGACTTTAGTACTTCAGCAAAGGTCTGCTCTCCAGAATTAACGTACCCACGCAGTTGCTTGTTTTCATCAACAAGCTGTTGTGCTACCCGAATGGCTTCCTCGCGCTCGCGCAGGGCTGCCTCTTTAGCGCGACGTTCATCGTGCCGCGCATGAGCCAACTCTTTGATACGCTTTTGAACTTTATCGCTGTACTGCTCCACTTCCTCATCAGAAGGATCAGCGACTTCGCGGTCTAGCGGTTTTCTGCCTCGGTCTTGTTCGGGGGTATCGTCTTCAATTTCGATCTCAACATCAGACTCGGCGCTAACATCAATATCAATGTCATCGTCATCCCTACGTATTTCAGGCAGGTCATCATCCCCGCCCTTGCCCGAAATTCTTAGTTCCGTCATGTATTCTTCATTAGCCATCTGTTTCTCCTTATGCTGCGCGTGCGTAGCCGCGTGGGTCTTCTACCGTGCCATCAACTTGATCGTCAAAGATCATGCGGAATTCGCGTCCGTGAATCTGGAATCGAGTGCCGCTGTAAGCACGAACTAAAACAAAATCACCTTCTTTACACCAAGGACCGCCGGGGAATCTATCAGGGTCTTTATATGCGTCAGGACCCAAAGCCACAACAAACAACACGGTTGATGTTTGCTCTTCAATGCGTTGCGACAAACTTGCTTTAGCAATCATCGAATCATCAAACGTATCTCCTGCTGGTGGAATAGCGCACAAAATTTTGTGCCCAACAGGTCTTGGTAGTTGCCGCGCTTTTTCTGCATCGGCAGGTGCGTCTGTGTCTTCCTCTTTCAAAGCAGTTTCTGCTTTAATCAAGTCTTTTAAATACTGCGGGAGTACTAAATCACTCATCGAAGTCATCCTTTGTAGCTTTCTCAGCAAGGTCAAGTAAATGGCGCTCTGCGATGGCTAGACCTTGAATTACACCGCAAAGCTTTGTATAAGCCGCATAATCAGCGCAGACACCGCCTGCGATATCATCAGCGTAGTTGTTCATATCATCCCGAATTTTCTTGCGCAGGACGTCAACAAACGACGTGTACTCCTGTATTGTGGTCATTTAACTCCTTTTGGTTTTGGTGGGGGTTTAGTAGCTTGTTGGCGTTTTATAGACAAATCCGCTTTAGTTTTTGCAATGTCAGCACCGATACGAACGCCTTCTCTTTCATTGTCTGCGTTCATACGTTGTTGGTCTTGCTGAGATTTCATACCCAACTTCATGCCTTCCAACTCAAACTGAGCGGAAATTTTTTCTTTCTCAAGATCAAGTTTGTCGGCTTGTGTCGCAGCGTCAAGTGACAGTTTCTGTTTCTTAAGCTCAAGCTCTTGCAGCTTGAGTTGTAGCTCCTGCATCTGCATTTGGATAACAGGGTCTTGTTGATTTTGTTGCGCTTGTGCAGCGGCGGCTTGCTGTGCAGCTTGGCCTTGGCTGTTTTGTAGGACGATTGGTGCGGCTTGTGCGACAAGCCGAGATAGCTGTACTTCAACAGCAGGGTCCATCTTTTCGTCAGGCATCGGCAAATCAGCGCCCAACGCTTCTTGAATTTTGTTGCGGTAAGCAAAGCCTAAGTGTTCTGCAATATGCGCCATCATCGCTTGTTGAATCATCGGCGCTTGTGGGTTTTGTCCCATCATCTGCTGTATAAGTGGGTCTTGCATTGCAGCCATGTGTACTTTGATGTGCGCTTCGTGATCTTGGTACATAAACGCTTTTACCGGCTTTAACTTCATCACGTTCATGTTTTCTGTTATTGGGTCTTGCGGCGTACGGTCGTCTTCCAACGGCACTAACTTATTAGCGTTCTTTATCCCAAGCACGTCCAACATCTGTCGGTGCAACACAGGCATGTCGTATATTTGTGGCGCAGTCTGCGCTAGTTGCAACACCGCTTGGTACTGAACAACCCGCTGCGACATCGTTGCAGCGTTAGGATCAGAGACAGGAATAATCTCTACGTCAGAGTAATCAGATTTTTTAGCGCGCTTGTTGCCAGACTCAGGTTCGTAGTCGTAATCTTCAGGCGAGTAGTCACGAATGATTGCTGCTAAGAGTTGGAGTTCTTGTTTGAGGGCGTAGTGGACTCGTGCTTGGACGGCGGACATAACTTTGAGCGTTCGTTCAAGTATGGCCAGAGTTGTTCCCACCGGAGTATTAGCCGACATATCGGACACTTGGATGTCGGCAGTTGCTGCGAAACGTCTTCCCTCTTCAACGATAATACCAAGGAGCTGGAGTAGAGTAGCCGATGGTTCTTTGTAAGGTAGCGGCAGTATGTTGTCACGTATAGCTCCTGATCCTGTATCTACATCTCGCCACTCACCCGGAGCGATTGGCGTGTCATCACCTTTAATTCGAAGTCCACGGCTCTTTAGTCCGCCGGGTAAATTAGATAGTGTCCCTGCATCAACCAGCTGACGCATCAAGCTCGTTGCTGATTTAGCGTAGCCGCCGATGAGATGGAACAAACCAAAACCGTAAGGGCCAAAGCCGGGGATGTACTGGTAGTGAACAAAGTGCTGACGTTTTAATTTTAAGTCGTCGTCTTCCAACCAATTACGACGAATAGCCAGTATCTCGTCAGAGCCTTTAAGTATGGTCACCACGTATGGCAGCGCAATACCAGTTGGCTCGCCGTCGTCGTCCACATCTTCGTAGCCGGGCAAGTCCAAGTCAACGTGTACCTCGTACAACTCATAGCGGTCATCAAACGCCGCCGACATGCCTGTTTCTTTGTCTTTCTTTTGCTGCGTCTCGTTTGTTACTTTAGGCGGCTCGCCTAAATCAAGGTCTCGATAAAACCCCGCCTTTTGTAACTTCAAAATATCGTTTTCAGTCTTGCGCATGCGATGCGTTAGACGTGGGCATGTTTGTAGTTCTGTTGTGCCGTACGGCAGGATGACGTCTTCTGCTGATACATAGACCGATGTTTGGCGATCTAGTGTGGGGTCTTTGTACACTTTCTTAAACGCGGAACCAATGGCAGGCAAAGAAAATAACATGCGTTCATGTTCAGGACGAAACTCTTTCATGACCTCAGTCAATTCGTAGTTCATATCGTCTTGCACGCGTTCTGCAATTTCTTTTTTATCCGGCGTTTCTTTACCAATGATCTTGGCTTTTGTTGGCCCTTTGGCTGGGAACGTTTCTGTAATTGTCTCTGACTGGAACCTTACAACGGCTTCCGTAATCATCGGATGGAACACACCACACGCCCCCGCCCACGGTTCAGTACGCTCGTCGTACTTCAAACCTAACAGCGTCAAGCCTTCTTTGTACGTGTCTTCCCAATCCTTGCGTGACGACAGATCGTTGCGCACGTCATCTAAAATCTCAGACACGAGCGACTGCAACTCGCTCTCTTCCATTTCTTCTGCAAGGTTGGCGTTAAAGTCTGGTATCGTTTCGTCGCCCGGCTCAATATCAATTTCAAGGTCGCCCGCTTTAATATGCACGGCCTCTGGGTCTTCAATCTCAATCTCTATACCGTCGTCTTCTGCGTCGGCTGGCATGCCCAAGGGGGCAGCGTATAGTGCTTTATCTATCGACATGATGCGTCCTTAGTAGTATGCGTGTGTCTTGCGTTTAAAAAATTGCGGCTCGTCCTCGTAGTCGCTTGGCAAGCTAATAAACCCGCCTTGGCGATAGCGCAGTAGCGCTTGGGACACCGTATCAACATAGTCGTCATGCTCGCCCACAGGGAACGCTGCGACCTCTTCAATCACTTCTCGTGCCCATCGTGTGTCTGGTGCCCACACTTTGCCGCTGTGGAAAAAGTCGGCAACCGCATTAAGGCGGGCTGTTTTGTCTGTAGTGCCTTTAACTCGTCCTCGGCTGGGAGTGAATTCGTCGACGGGGATGCCCATTGCTCTGAGTTCTTGAATAAGTGGGGCACCTGCTGCCTTTTTCTCCACAATGAACGCATCTGGTTCCCACTCCTTATAGTGTTTTAGCGCGGTTGCTTTTAATTCAGGAAACTGCATCCGGTCTTTAAACGCATCCAACAGAATTAAGTTAGGTGCGCCGTTGTCTTCGTCGTTATACCAAACGCCCCATGTAGTGCAAGCACTATAGTCAGCAGATGTTTTGGATTCATGCGCCGTATCCCAGCTCTGAATAATAAAGTCGCACTGCGGCGGCTCATCTTGCTCCCAAATTTTCCACGAACCCCTACCAATAATGGCTGACACGTCCGATGTGGGGTTCTGCATGTACTGCGCATTCCAAAAGCGCGGGTCTAAGTTGGCTTTTTTAGACTTCAACATCTCCAACGGCCATTGTTCAGGCCACAACGACTTTTCTTCGGGCGTTCCCTCGTTAAATATGGCAGGAAGCTCGACAATCTCCCACGTATCCGCGTCTGGATTCTTTATCTGATAGTCAATTAAACGTCCGGTTAAGTCAACCAAGCTCCAACGAGTCATAATTACAATGATTGCCCCGCCCGGCATCAGACGTTGCAGCGGACCTTGCTGGAACCACGACCACGCGGCATCAAATGCACCACGGCTATTGGCTTTC